TTACTATGCTTACGTGCGAACACTTGACCGCAGCGTGAACTAGCACGTATTCTTAAAGTAACCATGATAGAAACAGAACAAGGAACAATACTAACGGCAGAGGATATTAAGTTTACTAGGTTGTTGGCTAAGGGTATGACTCCTACCACAGCTTACAGACAGGCGTTTCCACTACAGGCGAAGTTGAGCTATGACTATATCCGTAAGAAGGCACTTGCATTATCCCAAAAGTATGAGATTAGAACAGAGGTTGAAACTACCAGGGAAACTCAAGCTAAGTTAGCAAGGCTAGCGGAAGATAGAATTGAACAGATACTTACCAGAGATAGCAGCACTACTAAGGGGAACAAGGTAGCAGAGGTGGCGATGTTCATGTACGACCACGCTAACGGTAAGGCACAACAGAGTGTGAACGTCACATCTACTTCGGTGAGCTTCAACATCGACCTGACTGGCGCAGAACCTGAACAAACTACCTGACCTCTGTTACTAGACGTCGCACAATGAGTAATGTACGACACAAAACCACCACACGGCATCTGTTACCAGGAAGTACCCCCCCTATCCCCACCCCTTGAATTAGTATCAGGTCAGAGTAGTAATATATGTGAAACATAGTATCTACAGACACACGTATTTTATCCCCCTTATTGACATATACATATACATATACATGTGTATACTCATAGACATGCACATATACATAACAGAAGATAATGAGAAATGGTTACGGATGCAAGGTACTTCTATGTCAGGTATCATCAACCGGCTTCTCGACGAGGCGCGTGCTGGTAAGAAAGGCCCCCACGTTATAGCCGAGTACGAGACATTAGAAGAGGCTCAAGCGAGTCATCCAATAAAACCAGTAACAAATCTCGGGAAAATGAACCCAGCTATGGAGAATCTACTCAAGACCACCCCGGCGCGGGATAAGACGCCCGAGACTGCCGTAGGTATAGTGACCGAGTACCCGCAAGAGAAACCATGCTGCAAGAAAGCCTCTCCTTGTGTCCACTGGCAGTTTGGTGGTGAGGGGTGGCAGAACAGTCTTAGCGGGCGAATTAGGGAGGTTGTATGATTAAGAACACCCTCTTCGCTATCGCTAATATCTTGATTGTTCTCTTGTTCGCGGTCGCTATTTACTACATCGCTTTCCGTGGTCCGTGTACGAACAGTCACGCAGTCTGCGAGCAGAATCGATGAGTAAGTATCCTGCTTTCAAAGGTGACTGGAAGTTCAAGGTGATGGGATATCTGGCATACACCTTCCCACGCTTGTTCTGGAAAGCCTATATTAGAAAGGGCCGTAATGAGTGACCTAGATGACAAGCTAAGAGAGGTTTTGCGTTATACCGTCAACGGCGAAAGAAATATCCACGCAACAGAAATGAAAGAAACCCTAGCCCAAATCAAACAAGCCTTTGCTAATGCAGGGTATGTGCAAACTCTAAAGACAGGCGACAGAACCATAGTAGCCAACGGCAAAGACCCATTCGGTTGGATAGTTTACTACCCTGATGAGGTTATGACCGGCCAAGAGTGGTATGACAGGTTCATGGCTGAGCTAGATAAGCCACTGTATAACGATACCAAGAAGTATCAGCGACAATGCCCCGAATGTGGCAGCCCATACTTATTGGAAACAGCAGCTAAACGTGCAGCAGGACTGGAAGATGACAAAACCTAAAATCGAGCGCAAGGTTATCCGAGCTTTTGGCCGAATGTATGCGCCGATTAACTTTTTCTTACTGGTCCTGGGACTGGGTATGACACTGGGGTTCTTAATCACTTTCGCTGCTACCAGCTTTGATTTCCAATGGCTGGATAAGGCCATAGGTGGGTTGCTCATCGCAATCACAGGCTATGCCGAGATAAAAGACGATGAGCTTGATTGAACGTGACGGAAATCACGACTTATCCGAATACTGGCAGCGTGTCACCTACACGGTAGAGAACCGCAACGGGTACGTTAGTATCACGGCGCACCTGCCCCCTGGTTTCTCTATGCCCGAATTTACCCGCATGTACAAATTGGAAAACGCCAAAACCTACGGTCTGTCAGAGTGGGAGTACGTAGAACTCCAGCAGAAAGAAATGTTCAACGACTTAATCCGCCGGCTGCCTGTGGCTGACCAAGCCAAACTACTAAGTTGACAAACATTCATGCTCAAGCTTAAATAGGAGAGTGTCGGCTTTTAACAAGTAGGTAAGCTGTAGCGTGTTGTAACTAGCATATAGGTTATGTTACATTATGGGTAGCACCTTAAGCATAAGCACTATACAAAGAGAAAAGCGCCCGTAGGCGCTAATCTCATTTCCTACCCCCTAAGGGGAGGAGGCTCTATCTCAATCGTCACTTCGACTTCGACATCATCTATGACGAAAGAGATACTGATTGGAATATTTTGTTCCATCAGACCACCCTTCTTTGTATCAGTGCTGGCTCCTACCATTAATTTAGTAGATTAAAACCGGCACCTTTCCGCACACAAACGGCGGTAAGTGTCGGCTTTGCCGTACCCAAAGAAAGGCGATGGCTACATTTTAGCATAAGTTGTGTTTTTCAATCTGTTGTACAATTGTAGCTATGCCCGACCCTCGCAAGAAACTCAAGCTAATTATAAAACTCGCCTCGACACCTGTGCCAAGAGAACAGGATAAACAGCTTCACCCCGATGGTTATACCGAAAAACAAACTCGTCAACGTAGTTCTGTAAGTAAGACTTCGAAACGTGGTGGTAAGTCCCGTTAATCGAGCGCTTTAGCTGACCCCAGAAACCCTCTATGGTGTTGGTATGTACGCCGTCACGAGCATATTCTAAGGCGCTGTGCTTGACCGCTTGACGGTAGTAGTCGGCCTTTGTCCATGCGTACAGGGGGCTTTCGTCAGTGTGCAGGGTCGAACCGATAGCCACAGTGCCACTCAAAAACGATTTTGTACGCTCAGTACTGGCAACATCAGTGACAGCTATCCTTGCACGACCTTTCTTCTCGACTGCGCCTAGTATAGGTGTTTTGTGGTCGGCGTTATACTTCTGGCCTCTATTCCACTTACGAGCGCCAAAATACGTCTCATCTGCCTCTACGGTGCCGGACAGCTTAGGTACCATGCCACCTTGCGCCATAGCGGTGCGGATTTGCTTGCACATCCGGTGTGCCGTTTCATACGATACGCCTAAATGCCGTTCAACCTCTTTAGCGGCCACACCATTCTTAGCGACTGAGAACAGGTACATGACGTAAAACCAGCTTGTCAGCGGGATATGTGACTTATGGAAGATAGTCTGAGCTAGAGGGTGTAATTGGTAGCTACATTCTTTACAGGCGTAGCACTTACGGCCTGTGACCTTGTAGAACTTAGTACCGATAACGCCACACTTCGGACAAGTGTCTAAGTCACCGTATCGAGATTGGAAAATACTCTCCAAACACACGTCATCATTGGGGTAATCTTTTCGGAATTGGCTTATCGTGTATGTCACCTTTAATAGTAGCAAATTAACAGGGGTAAGTCAAGTGTTTTACCCCTGTTTTGTGATAATTTACCTACTTGTTATAAGCCGACAATTGCGCTTAAATAAGGGCAAATACATATCTCTCAAACAAAACAATTTAATAAGCAAATGTGGAGAAACAAATGCCTAAAAAAGAATGGACCGAAGATGAGCGCAAAGCTTTCGGTCAGAAGATGCGTGCCGCCCGTCAAGAGAAAATAGAACAAGAAGTTCAAGAAGAAAGTAACGTCGATATCGAAACCCAAGACGTTAAAGGAGCGGAACCCGACCAGGACCGCGTAGCAAAACTGGAAGCACAGATTGAATTATTACTTAAGTTACAAGGCGCGCAGGTCCCCCAGAACCAGAACGCCCCTGTCACCACCAAGACCCCGTACAGTCTCGACTTAGAGGTTTACGAGAACCCCACTAAGAATCTCATGGACTGGGCAGCGAAAGACCGCCGGATGCAGCAACAGGCTTTCACGGCTAACTTCGAGTTACAGTTTGTGCGCGAAGTCCCGGCTCGCTACCAGTTAGCAGACGGTTCGTGGCAGCAGGTTCCTAAGTTCACTCTCGGTTTACTTGAGCTGGCTTACGATGACGATGGAAATGTCCTGACTCGCCGGAATGAGAAGGGCGAAGAGGTGCAGATTAAGTACCTACGAAAACGTCTAGTGATGTTTGAGGACCCCGACTACGCTCTGGCCGTTGCTTACAATAAAGGACTGACCCTAGACGACCGCACTTCACAGCGCTTCTTAAATGACATGCGCTTCCTGCAAGCCCAGGACTGGCTGTTAGAAGTTTTCTACCCCCCAAAGAGCACGACCCAGCCCGGCCTTCGTGAAGAAGCAATCGCCGGGCAGATGGTAACTATTGTCGAAACCCCCACCAAATGGGCAGAAGTAGACCAGGACCATAAGCTTAGGGTCTAGCGTGGCCTTTAATTACAAGCCACACAAAAAGCAGGTCCAGGCCCATGTCGCTTTCCTTACGGGAGGCTACAAGCGTGGTGTTCTACTGTTTGGCCGGCAGACTGGGAAGACTTACTTCTCGGTCCACCACGCCCTGATTAGCGCCATGATGAAGCAAGGGCGCTATTTCATCGTCTTCTCCACCTACAAACAGGCCAAGGAAGTTGTCTGGCGGCAGTATATGGGTTTGATTCCAAAAGAAATTATCTTTGGCGAACCGAATAAGCAGGATTTACTAATTGAATTTCAGTATCTAAAAGGTCCGATAAAGCTCCCTGACGGAGAAGTCATAGAGGTAGAGCACGACCAATCTAAACCTCGCTCCACTCTCCAATTACTAGGAAGCGACCAAGCTGATTCCCACCGTGGTTTTCGCGCGGACGGGATTGTATTCGACGAGTATGGGGACCAGGACCCCAACAACTTCAAGGAAGTCTACGAACCGATGTTCAGTACGACCGACGGTTGGGCTATCTTCATGGGTACGCCGAGAGGTTACAACCATTTCTACGACCTGATTCAGTTCGCCCGGGACGATGACCGCTGGTACTACCTAGAAGCGACTTGGCGTGACTCTCCATACGTTAAGAGGGAATTTATCTCCGAGGTGAGGGCTGAGGCTGAGAAACGAGGGATGCTTTCGGGCTTTATGCAGGAGTATGAACTGGAGTTCCGCTCCGTACAGGGCGCGGTATTCCCGACTTTCAACCGAAAAGTCCATGTAATCAGACCTGACCAAGTACCCCAGGACCTGACGATTTACGCCGGCATCGACTTTGGCTTCCACACCACAGCTTGCGTCTTCGTAGGAATCGACCATGACCAGAACTGGTATGTCTTCGATGAGGTGTACGGCAAGGAGCAAATCTTACTCGACATCATGCCCCGTATTAAAGACAAGATTGCCGACCAACGACTAGTGTTAATGGTGGGTGACTCCCAAGCTAAGGACGCGATTCAGACGATGATACAAAAAGGCTTCCCAATCGTACCTGTGATAAAGCGCACCGACTCCATAGTTCACGGGCTAGACCTAATCCGTGCCAAACTAAAGCCCCGCATCCAACTTCTCGGTCCGCCCAGGCCCACGCTCTTCGTATCCAGCGTGTGCAAGAACTTCATACAGGAAATGGAACAGTACAAATACCCCGAAGATAAGCCCGAGCGTAACGCCTCTGAACTCCCCGTTAAAGAAAACGACCACGGCCCAGACGCCCTACGCTATTTGGTGCTACACTTGAGGTATGGCGTTCAGAAGGACGACAAACTGCCGGCACCGCCAAAAATGAACGAGTATGGGATTCCTGTATATTAAGTGATAATATAGAGACAAATAGGAAAATACACACATGGCAACACTAGATGATGACGACAGAATTTTAACCAACCTGGAGCGCAGGGTAAAGCGTGATTATAAAGAAGACTTAGACGCCCACGATGATGCGATAGTTGACTACGACGCTTATGAGGCGATGCACATGGCGCGCACTTGGGATTCAGTGTCCAAAACTACCAAGTCCGGCCTGACCGATTCAGCCACCGCTACGATTTATCTCGAACGCGCCGCCCGCGTAGCCGGCCAGTTACCGGAAGGCGAAGTTCTTGCCCTCGGTAAAGCTGACCAAGGTAAGGGAATGTTAGTAGATATCCTGCGCCAGAAGTGGATTTACCCCAACGCTAACGCCCAGCGTCCTCTCCGCACCAAGTTTTTCCTCTGGCAATACGGCTCATCTGAATATGGCTGGATGCCCATGTACTACGACCTTCACGTGAAACCTGACGGTAAAACTGTCCCTGATTGTTGGCTATGGAACCCTCGCAATTTCATACCACAAAACGGCTTCACTACTATCGCTGACATGGACTACTGTAACGCGATTGCTTACAAGTCTTACTCTTGGTTCAAAGGTCTGCTCGAAGAAGACGACGAAGAGGGTTGGGATAAAGAGGCTATCCGTGAGCTGATTGATGTCCTCCGCAACGCCGACCGCCAGACCGACCCAGAACGTGACACCCTACAACAGCGCGGGCAGAGTTCGCAATCTATCCGCCAAGTCGCTGTCGCTACCCGATACGAAGCCGGCAAGAAAGGCCGGTGGATTACTTTCCTCCCTGACCACGGCTATCGGGTTATACGCAACATCAAGAACCCGCACAAGAACGGCAAGATTCCCTTCGTTATTAAACCGTGTATCCCGAGCTACGATTCCTTCTACAACGTGGGAGACTTCCAGCGCAGTAAGCCGATGCAGTTCGCTAACGATGGGCTGGATAACTTGTACTTCGAGGGAATCAAGGTGAACCTAATCCCGGCTATAATTGCTAACGCGAACGGAGTTAAACTGTCAACAATCCGCCCGGGTGTTCCTGGTAACGTGATGCTGGAGACTCAGCCCAACTCTATCCGTCGCTTAGAGCAAGGCACACCCGCCGGACTAAACACCTACCAGTCCGCTAAGGGTATGGCGCAGGGCGCGATTCAATCCATAGCTGGAACTACTGACACCCGCGTAAACGCTGAATCATCTATGAACCCCGGCTTTGGTAAGACACCCGAAGCTCTGAAGATGATTGGTGAACGTGAGTCTACCCGTGACAACCAGGACCGCGAGTTACTTGAAGAAGCCGAGCAAGAGCTGCTAGATGGAATGTTGTCACTATTACCACTGATTAGTGAGGAAGTCCCAGTCTGGATGTTCAGCAAGGAAATCCAAGAAATCGTGGACGCCGGCTACAAAGACGTTCTAACTATGGTGAAAGAAGGCAAGGTTAAGGGCGTCACTATGGAAACATCCAACTCGGGCCAAGCTGCTAAGTTTATCATCGACCCCCAGGCCCTCAAGAACCTAGAGTATCGCTTCCAATTGGAGCCTAACTCAACAGCTAAGAAAACCAAGGAAGCTCAGCTCAACGCCCTTAAAGACTACTGGCAGACGATGGGTGCGAACAAAGACCTACTTCTACAATTACAAGACCGTGGACAAACCTTCGACCTCGTTGCTCTTAATAAGATTTACGCCACACTTGCGGATATACCTGGAATCGACGAAGTAGTACGACCCCTAACCGAAGAAGAGCAAGCTGCCATCCAGCAGACGAAGGCGATGGAACAACCGCCCCAACAACCTGAACAGCCACCTACAGCGCCCGAGGGCCTCCCTCAGCCTATGGGCGAGATGCCGCCGGAGCCCAACCCTGCTCCGACGGTTGTAGGTGGATTACCGTTTAACGACCCAGAGCTAGCGCAAAGAGCCGCAGAGATTGAAGCAATGAGAGGAGCCCCCGTATGAGAACTAACTCACCTATTAGTGACCCAGAGCCAGACTACACAACGGAAGTAGCCCCGCCTCCAGTAGACCCTGCTGACAACGAGACCGTGGCTTTCCGTAATGATAAGAAGTACAGTAAGGTTCTCGACAAACTCCGCGCCCGTCAAGAGGCTCTCCGTCAGGAAGTAGCTATTAAACCGGATAGTATGACCTACGAAGCCTTTGGTATGAAGGCGGAGATTAACGCCCGCGTCATCCAAGAACTAGACAATTTCATAAATGATGTTGAACTGACCTATGGACTACAAAAGCAGCAAAAGTAAAGACAATGCTTTCTTTGAAAAATTTGGGCAGACTCCACCCGAACTCAATATTCATCTCACTGAAGAAGAACGTGAGAAGTATCGCAAACAAGCGTTAGAAGGTCATGTCTGCAAGTATTACCAGATGGGCAACCGCATCATCTGCGAAGAGGGGGAGAATGAACACGGCCGGATTATTCCAATAAACAAAATGCTGGTAGAAACCAAGAATGGTGTGCCGGTCTTTACAGAATTTACAATAAGTAGTTAAATACAAGTGCAGTGCAACGCCCCACTTTAGCGGGTGAAGCGGACGCCCCCCACGCGGGTAGGAGATAAAAATGGCAAACAGCCAAAATGTAACCGACGAAGAGTTAGAACTTGAACGACAGCGCGAGCTAGAGGAAGAGGAAAAAAACTCAGACGTTGATACCAGTATTCCGAAGGAAGATGAATCCGAAGAGGAAACTGAAGAAGAGGGTCAGGGTGAAGAAGAAGCGCCCGCCGAAGATGAGAACGAAGAGCCCGAAGAGGAGCAAGCACCTGACGGAGCAGATGAGGACAAACCAGAGCCTCGACAAACCCGCAAGGAACGCCGCGCCGAACGTGCCAAACGATTCTCAGAACTGCGTGACGAATCACTCCAACGTGACAGGTATCGCCAACAACTGTTAAACCGGCCAGCTTATAATCCGATGGACTATAACAAGACCGACGAGGAACTGACGGTAGAACAACTACAGCAGGACCGCAACCAGTATGGTGACTCACGCTTTAGCGAAGGAGCAGCACTCGAACGCTTTTACGCCGAGCAGGAACGCTTTAATGATAAGCTAGAAGCCGACAACGATTACATACTTAGTAAACCTGAGTTTGCGTTCTTGGATGAGAGCAGCGACAATTTTGACGCTGACCTAGCCGAAAACATTAATGACTTGTACCTGTCTATGGCAGGTTATGATGATAACAGTAAAACTTTCGCCAACACAGGCATTCGTTACAAACAATTTGTACCTATGGTCAAGTCGATGTTGGACAAGTATGCTACCATCCATAACAGTCAATCTGGAAGCACAGCCCGTAAAACCCGTAGTACAACTGGAGTCACTCCTACAGGTGGAAAGCGCGAATCAACTCGCACCTTCACACCAGAGCAAATAGCTCGGATGTCCCCAGCCCAATACTCCCGGTATGAGAAGGACCTGGAACGCCAGATTAACGAACGCCTTGCAAAGGGCATTTAATCGCTTACACACCCGTCTGGGAAAAAGCAAAATTTAACATAAAAGAGAAGGAAATATCATGCCTACATTAGCATCTAATGTAACGCGTGCGTCCGCCCAAACTGGACAGTTAATTGTCGAGAAGTGGACGCAAGACGTACAACAGCCTTTTGATAAGGCTCTCCAAGCTAAAGACTTGGTAACTGACCGCAGTGGCCTCGTAGCCGACGGCGGTGACACCATTAACATCCCAACTGTTGGCAGCGTTAACGCGCGTGCCAAGGCTGCCTCGACTAACATTACTTTTGACGACCCAACCGGTTCGCCTCTGAGTATTGCTATCGACAAGCACTACTACGTTGGTGTTCTAATCGAAGACATCGCTAAGGTTCAGTCCAGCTTTAACCTGCAGCAAATCTTCAAAGTCCGAATGGCTGAAGCCCTGGCTCGCCAGGTTGACACAGACATTCTCGCCAAGTACGCAAGTGCTGGCACATCTATCGCCGGTGGCGCAACCATCGACGACGCCGACATTCTAGCTGTCGTTGCTGCGCTTGACGCCGCTAACGTCCCAGTAGAAGGTCGCGCCGGTATCGTTTCAGCATCCGTTAAGGGTGACTTACTCGGTATCAACAAGTTCACTGCCTATGACCAGACTGGCCTTAAGGGTACAGCTGTCAGCGGTGGCGACTTGAACCGTTGGGACCTTTACGGGATGCGCTTAGTAATGAGCCAGAACGTACCTGTTTCAACAACCACTCGTAACTTGTTCTTCCACAAATCTGCCCTTAGCCTTGCTGAGCAACAGAAGCCTCGTTTCGAGACTGAGTACTCAGTTGACGCATTAGGTTGGAAGACTGCACTTCACACTATTTATGGTGTCGGTGTAGAGCGCCCAGCTGCGTTAATCGAACTAACCCGAACTTAATAGAGAGGAGTTAGACAATGGCTTTTAATCGAGCAGAGTTGGACCTGATAGCATCAGCAGTTAATGTAAACGCTGCTAACTATCCCAACGACAGTAAATTAGAACAGAAGATTCTCTACGAACTTCGCACCATGACAGCCAAGGGTGGAACGGGGACAACAACCCTCCCAGCCGCAACTTCAGTCGCGCGGGTTAGTGGAGCAGCTAACACTTAAAAAGAAAAGGAAATAATATGCCAAGCGAAAGAGTACAACGCAAAGACGGTAGCTATGTTACCGTTGTTGCTCCTGACAAGGGAGACCTCTCCGACGCTGTGAAAGCAGCTAAGGAAAGCAATCCTACCAGCAGCATTAACATCAACCGTCCTGTAAAGGAAGGTGAAGACCTCGTGGTAGTAAACGCTGATGGTTCTATGGAACTTTCAGACCGAGTACCCGAGGACGCTCTGAACTTTAACCCTGATGTAGACCAGCGCTTCAACGCTAAGGTCGGTGTCGGTGGTGACAGTTCTAACAGCCCCGCAGCTAAGGCTGCCGCTGAAGCAAAGGCTGATGAAGCTCTTGCTACGCGCGGTCCTTCTACGGATGCTGAGATGGCCGAAGCCAAAGCTTCTACTAGGACTTCTAGCAAGTCCAGCTAACAAGCTAGGTTAGCCTCACGAACTGAGCCCCTTGTGTTGGGGCTCTTTTCGTTCTAAACTAAAGCTACAAATAGGAATACACAAATGCGAACAGTAAAAGCAACAGCTGAAACCCTAACCCAAGACCGTGACCGGGGATATGGGAAGATTGTTGATTTGCAAAACCGTCGGGAAGTGACAGTTATCTGGGATGATACCCAAGAGCAGACACTGGATGCCGTATTCAAACTTAAATTTAGGAATGATGGGAAAGAAGTCGTGGCTGTATTTAATAAAGATGAATTTCAGAAATTGATAAGGTGGGCCTAGTATGGCGGCAGCAGCTAAAATAAACAGAGGTACGAGCTATAACTTCACGTGGACGTATAAGAAGAATAGCGTGATTCAAGACCTCACCGGTGCTACTGTTTACTTCACTGTGAAGAGAGAAGAATCAGACCTGGACGCCACGGATGCTTCCGCTATTATTAAGGCTGATGTTACCTCACACTCCGACCCCTTAAACGGCACCACAGTCATCGCTCTCACACCAACTCAGACAGCCTACGTAGCTGGCACTACTTCCTTTATTGAGCCCGGTGAGTATATCTATGATATCAAGGTGAAAGAAGTCGGCGGCGATATCTACAAAGCGGCCGAGGGTACAGTAGACATCGACGGGTCGCCGACTAACAGGGGAATCTAGCCGTGGACGGCATTGAGATAACTAGCAACCTAGTTACTGCTAGTGTTGATGCCAACGGTCTAGCCACGACAGTTATACAGACATCCGTATCAAACGGGACAGTAATTAACTCTACCCTACAGGCGGGCGCGCGTGGACCTCAAGGTGAAACCGGAGCAGAGGGACCCCAAGGTGCTACTGGCGCTACGGGGCCAATTGGCCCAACCGGTTTAACAGGTGCTACCGGCTCTACTGGTCCTGCCGGCCCCACGGGTTCTACTGGTCCACAAGGCCCAACGGGTCCAGCCGGGGCCGACGGCCCTGACGACCACACCCTTTTATCTAATATAGGCACAAACACGCACGCCCAAATTGATACAGCGATAAGTGCAAGCTCCTCGCATATCGCCAATACCTCAAACCCACACAGTGTTACTAAGACACAGGTGGGCCTAAGCAATGTGGATAACACGGCTGACACCGCCAAACCTGTTTCTACCGCACAGCAAAGCGCCCTAGACTTAAAAGCTAACTTAGCATCACCTACATTTACTGGCACAGTAACGTTGCCAAGCGGACAAGCCTTAGTCGCTCCTGCTTTAGGTACGCCTGTGTCTGCTACTCTGACTAACGCAACAGGCCTACCGATTACAGGAGGTACAACCGGTACATTAACCGTTTCTAGGGGTGGCACAGGCCGTACTACGGCTACTACAGCTTATGGAATTATCGCCGCTGGTACGACAGCTACCGGGAACCAGCAAACAATCGCCCCTGGAACATCTGGTCACATTCTTAAATCTGGAGGAGCATCTGCTCTGGCCGCATTCGCTGCTGGTGCTCCTGCTGACGTAGCACTTGGAAACGTCAACAACACCTCTGATGCAAACAAGCCGGTATCTACGGCGCAACAAGCGGCCTTAGACCTCAAGGAAGATTTAGCGAATAAGAGCACATCTACCTCATTGGGAGCATCTAACACCCTATATCCGACCCAGAACGCCGTTAAGACTTATGTGGATGCCGCTGTGGTGGCTGGCGGTTCATATAACGATGAGCAAGCCCAAGATGCTATTGGCTCGATACTAGTCGATAGCTCCGAGATTGACCTTACTTATAACGATGCCACGCCTAGCATCACGGCAAGTATTGTGGCTAGCTCTATTGATGAAGCTAAGCTCGATGCCTCGGTAAACGCATCGCTTGACCTTGCCAACAGCGCCCTACAAGCCGCTGCTATAGGCACTACAGTTCAAGGATACAGCGCCAACACTACGATTCTTGGTAACACTACCACAGGTACAGGCGCGATAGTCCGAGCTACCTCTCCTGCGCTTGTCACCCCTACAGGCATAGTAAAGGGTGATGTCGGTCTGGGTAATGTAGACAACACCTCGGATGCAAGTAAGCCCATAAGTACGGCTACCCAGACCGCATTAGATGCTAAACAACCACTAGACACCGACCTGACCACGATAGCGGGGCTGACAGCTACCACAGACAACTTCATGGTGGCGACAGCGAGTGCTTGGGCTAGCAGGACACCCACACAGGCACGTTCACAGCTCGGCCTCGGTACGCTTGCTACCCAATCGGGTACGTTCTCTGGCACCTCCAGCGGCACGAACACTGGCGACCAAACCTCAATAGTAGGCATAACAGGTACTACGGCTCAGTTCAACACGGCTAATACGGACGGTGATTTTGCTACCTTGGCCGGTACTGAAACTCTTACTAGCAAGACGCTAGGCAGCGCTAGTGGTTCTAACCTATACACAGGGGCAAATATAGCTTCTGCAAACTGGCTAACCATCTATGGGGGCTCTACCGGCAACGCTCCAGTCATAGGTGTAATACCAACTTCAACGGACACAAACGTATCACTCAACCTATTACCAAAAGGCACGGGCAGAGTCCAGGCTAATGGCGTTACAATACCAACAATCTCTAGTACGGATACGCTCACAAACAAGACTCTGACTTCTCCTGTTATCTCAGCTATTACAAACACAGGCACCTTAACTTTACCTACGGCTACAGATACCCTAATCGGTACAAAAGACCGGCCCTGGAAACGGGTAGCCAGAGTAATCCCTACCGGCAGCCGGTCTACGAACTCGACAAGCTATAGTGATATACCTACCGATACCGTAGTCTTGTCGAGCCTAGTCAAGAAACAGGCAGCCACCAGTCTGATAATCACTGTCAATGCCATGATGTTCTCATCTGCTGGTGGTGGGGCTGCTACGCTTGGCGTCAACTTCAACGGTACAGACTATGACGTTGCCTCGATGTTCTTTAACGAGATTAACTCATATAAATGGCGAGGTGGTAGTCGAGAAATCACCGGCATAGCTGCCGGCACATACACGTTCACCTTGCGCTGGAAAGTGGGTGCTGGGACAAACACTATTGGTGTGGATACCGCTGCCCAATTGAATCTCGCTGTAGAAGAAGTGTTTACCACTTAGTTTGTTATTTAAATTAAGATAGTTGTATAATAAGCTCAAATAAAACTAACAAGGAAATAAGAATGGCGCTAAGCGTAGGAAGAGTCCAAAACCCAACAATAGTTAAGCGCTCTATTCCTACTCCCGCTCCACCCCTACGCGTATCCCTTCCCAGAATCCCCGCTAGAGCTGCTCCTACCGCACCCCGACCTGTCCCCTCTATGCCTCCACAGCCGCTAAGGGTAGCATCTCCCGCGCCAGCTCCTAGAGTACAGCAACCTTGGGTAGTAGCTACTTCCGGTGATAGAACCGTTGCCCGAAATAATCGTGGCTCGCAACAGGTGATGCAAACCACCCCTATTCAGGGTACAGGTTTTACAGCTCCCAGAAGTAGTATGAGTGAGTTCTTGGGCAGCCTTCCCCCAGCGTGGAGGCTTCCTCTAGCCCCTCCTACCGACCCTAGAGCTTTGTCTAGTACCGTGGCTCCGCGAGGTGTGACCACCGAGGTAAGATGGCAGAACCGCTTGCTTCCTCAACTCCGACCGAGGTATGATGAGTATGAAATGTATGAAAGAATGTAGGAGTGAGTATGAAAATAGTAGAGAACCCCAACAAAGTCACCAAAATTCCCTACAATAACGGATTTTACGCCGGCAATTACGACCCGTCTAAACCGGTTATTGTAACTACTCCCAAATAGGAGTACGATATAAATATTAACAAGGAAAATAAAAATGGCAGGACAATTCCAAAGCCTCGTACCATACGCTACACAAACTATTCAGGATAACAATGCGTTAGCGCGGATTGTAGCAACCAACCCGGCGTATACTGACGCTGCTATTAGACAAGCTGCCATAAATAACGATTCAGGCAGTGTTTTAGGGACTCAAACGGATGCTGCTAGACAGGCAGCAGCAGTTGAAGCCTCTCGGGTCGCCGCCCTTCGTAACTCTGTAAATTTAGGACAGGACAATGCTGTTGCTACCGGACAATCAGGGGTAAACTCTTACGCTGATTCCTACAGGCTACAGAACCAGGGAGTCGTAAACTCCTTTCGTAACGCTACTCGTAATTATGATTCTAGTCGGGAAAATGCTGCACTTAACCTACGGCGCGGTATCTCCGGTGTTACACAAGGTGTTCGTCAAGGTCTTCAAGGAGCTATGGCCTCATTACCTGACTCAGCTCTCGACTCTGGTGCGACACCCGCGCTAGGCCGCTCATGGAACAAATACGGTCAACAGCAAGCCGGTGGTGTTTATAACGAGAACGCCCTTACCTTACGAGGCGTAGACCGTGATTATGAACAAGCACAGTTTGAGCGCGACCAGGCTCTAGGTAACTTAGGCGTAGACCGAAACAGTAAGGTTGAAGCTATCTCTAACCAGCTGTACAACGACCTTCGTTCTCTTGATATAAGTGCTCAAGGCCAAGGGCTAAATGGAGCCGTGAACTATGGACTCCGCGACAACCTGATTAACAACGCTATCGCTCGCCTGAATGCTCTTGACCAAGAACGCGGTAACGAGCTTGGTGGAATTAGAGCACTGGGCCGCGACCAAGTTATGGCTAACGCCGTACAACTTGACGCTGCCGGCGCACAAGCTTATGACCCTTACTCATTACCTGATATCCAGGGAGCTGTTGCCGTGGATTCAGCTGCCCCAGTCGCTAATATTCCATTCTATACCCGCCGTAGAGACTTAATGTAAGGGGGCGGTTTTGGCCCTGTTATTTAGCCTAAAGAAGAAAAAGGATGAGATTGCCAACATCCTTAGCCGTGGTGTAGACCAATTAAACCCCTTAGATGCAGGTCGTACTTGGAAACAGCGCACCCCTACAGTAGTGAACCAAGGCGCATTTCGCCAGATTCGAGAACATGGCCTGACGGCCGGGCCACGCTCGGTAGCCCAAACTCTATCTGTTAATAGTACCGCAAACTTACAGGCTCAAAGAGCCAGACAAAATCTTCAGAAAGTGCAAACTGAGGCGATAGCTAATGCAGGTCGTAATATTAACAACGGTGTCAATGTCCAAGCCAACCGAAACCTAGTTGAGTTTACGAAGAATCAGAACGCTAATACTTATCGAACCGCTAACGCTGCGAACGTCGCAGACATACAGGCCTCCGACCCCAGACGTGTAATAGCTTCTACTGTAGAAATGGCTCTTACTCCAGCCCTAGCTCCCGTAAGTGTAGGTGGTTCTCTAGCCGCCCGACAAGCTGGTACACAGGCGCTTGCTCAAGGAGGTAGGAAAGCTGGTGTTAAAGCTTTCACGCGTGAAATTGCTAAAGAAGGTGGCAAGACGGCAGCTATCTCCGCTCCTATGGGAACTTCTCAAGCTTATGTCGCCAATCCAAACGCTACCGCTAAAGATGCAGCGGTTAATACCCTAGTGGCCGGTACTGCTGGGCTGGTCACTCCCCTGGCAACAGCCGGCGGAGTAGTATTAAGTAAGACCGCAGCTAAAGGCGTAAACAACGTTGCGCGCGCAACTGATAAAACGCTCTTCCCTAACCAGAAAACTGCTCAAACAGGGTCGATTAAGATACGGCGTGATAAACCACAACAGAGCCCACTACCCGATACAGGGTTACGAGCTGCTCAGGATGTAGAGAAGGCTAGGTACGCTCAGCCGACTCCACTAAAGGTCAAGAACACAGCAGTTAGACAGCTATGGGACCCCCGCCATATAGAGCAGCGTTCGGATAACTTACAGTTTAAACTGGATAAAAAGGCCGGGCTAGTTCGTAAAGGCCAGACTGAGACACTACCCGAACAACAGCTGACCACTCAGAAGGGCATTATTCAAAACCCTAACCGTATCGCCTCGCAACTGACTCAGGAGAAGTACACTACCCCGGCCGGCGACTACTCAGTTGACGATATTATCCGCGTGTATGGTAAAGAAGACAGTAATAAAGCCCGGGCCATGGAAGAGTACCGATTGTACAAAGACGAACTTGAAAGAGTTAGAGAATATGGTGAAGCTCCGTCTACTCCTTACGACCTTGACCAGATGGCCCAGTATGTTGATAACTACGAACGCATGAACCCCCAGGCTCCGGCTCATAACGCCGC